TAGAGTTCCAATAACGTTAAACACGTTTGATACTGCGTTCTTGTAAACGTTAGTTAATCTCTTGTCATTCAACTCAATTGCTGTTGTAACTTCAAATCTATCATTAAGATGAATCTTAGCAGATTCTTCTGGAATAAATCCATCAAGTGCTTGAGCATGAATGTTTCCATAAGAAACACCTGGAACAGAACTAGAGGTTGGCAAGTACTGTTCAATCTGTGCATAAGTAACGGCAAGTTGTTCATCAAACGAGAACTTAGTATCCATAGCCTTAGCCATGCTAATTGTGTTCTGGTTGATTTCGCGCTTCCAGTTTACTGCTTCTGGGTCGCTACTGTTTAACCACTTCTTGGCATCTTCAAGTGCAACCGTTGGTGACTTGCCCTCAGCAAGACCTTCAACAATTTTACGTGCAGCAGCATCCTTCATAAGAACGTTGTTTACATAGTCAGAGTGAGCATTTGCCCACTTAGCATCTGTCTTGTCAATAGCACGACGTGAACTACCAGCACTCATTGCACCAACGCCAGTTACTCTACGGTCATCCAAAAGTAAACGAGTGGAGGAAACTTTAGAACTTGATGCATTGCGAATCATTTCGCCTGCTTCACCAGCAAAAGCCCTACCAATAAATACACCTGGAATAATTTCAACTTGGTCTTCGCCAGAGAATGACTTCCTAAGTTTTCCAGTTGGAGCAACCTGTCCGCCAAGGACAGTTAGTTCGTCTTGCAGTTCGGCGCGCTTGACAAATAAACCAATTGTTTTGTCAGCGTGAAGGGTTAGTCTACCAAGAGCAAACTTTGTGTTCTCTAATGCGTACTCAACGCTCTGTGCACCATTAGCATCTAAATTAGCAATCTTAGACAAAGCAAGGTCTGCATCATCTCTGTACTTGGCAATAGCGTTAATAATTTCAAGAGAATCTGAGCGCATTGCTAGAGTGTTAGCCGCTTGGTATTCTTGGTTAACAAATAAACGAATGAATTCGTTTCCACTTACTGAACCATAATCTGCTTTACCCATTACTGCTGGTTCAACAAAGTCTTTAAGTGACTTTACAATGTTGTCTGCTTCTTTTACGCCAGAACTCTTGTATCGTCTAATAGACTTAATTTGCTCTTTAGCAAGTAAAGATGACAAAGCAAGGCCATCGGCGTCCTTGATGATTTCCCTATTGGCTTCATCAATCATAATCTTCTTGACATTGTAAGCAAGTTTAGTTCCACTAGTAGTTGGAATTAACTGCGTGCGCAGTAGACCCTGCTCTTTGCGTAAGATTTCAGCCTTAGCATTAAAGTCATCTTGAGCCTTCTTGCTCTGCTTGCGGTAACCACGGTTTTCTAGACCGCGGGCAATAGAGCCTGGTTCACGACGACCACTCCACATGTCTGCCCAGTTGTATCCATAGTAACTTGCAAAGTCAATCATGGACGCTGCTGTACGTAGGTAACCTTCAAAGACGTTACGTGTGGTGTACTTAAAACTTAGTAGAGTAAACGGCTTCCAAGCATAAGTGTAAAACTTATCAAGACCGTCAATTGCAACATCGTAAGATGTACGAACTCCAGGCTTTAGAATATCAGAGTAAAGCGAGTAAGTTCCGGTACGACCTTCAATTGCCGCACGCTCTGCTGTATCCATCATGCTACTGACGTACTTGGCATCCCAACCTTCATTGATGATTCCATCAAGAGCATTACGTAGCAACTGTGGTTGCTCACCCATAATGCGGTCAAAGAATTTAATATCAACACTAAAGTGAATTCCAGGAACCTGAGTTTCCGTTAAAGCATTTTCTGATAATGCACGACGCACTGTATCAAAGTCAGAAGTGTTAGCAACTGGACGACCATCTGCTAAAGCACGTTCTTGAGCAAGAGTGTTAACAATTTTTTCAATTTCAAGATGAGCCTGTGGTGAACCACCATTGGCTAGGTCTGTTACAGTGTACTTCTTTTCCATGAGACTTTTAATCTCACGTGACTTAGCACGGTTAGTTGAACCAATAAGTTTGCGAGCAAAAACTGCGGCTGCTTCGCGCTGAACTGGGTTCATTAAGCCAAAGTCTTTTCCGTAATGCTTTTCCAGAAGTGCTTCGATTGCTTCGTCCTGCAAGTTATCTAGAAAAAAGAAACGCTCAGACTTGCTGGTTAAACGGCGGTAGTCATTTGACTTACCCTTCATCCATGCTACGTCTTTGCCTGACAGTTTACCAATTTGTGCAATTCGAGAATCTGCTTCAAGGTATGAACGCTTACCTGCTGTACCACCAAGGTGTGCAAGACCAGAAGGTGCTTCACGTAATTGCTGGTTTGGGTTAATCCACATTACTGCACGAACAGCAGAAGTCTTCATGTTGTTTGCTTTTGCTACTTCGCGAGCAAGACCAAGTTTCTTCATTGGGTCAATGTCAAGGAAAATTCCATCTGAAGCAACCGTTGCAATACCAGCGCGAACGCGCTCTACATAAGAATACTTAGACCATGTACGAGTTAAAGAAACATCGCCTTCCACAACTGTGCGGAAAGCACCCTTCTTCATTTCTAGTTCTTCTTGTTCTTTTGCAATCTTTTCTTTTGCGTCAATAAGTTTCTGTCTTGCAGACATGTTTAACTCAAGGTTTTCTGGTGACATCTTGATTTTTGATTCGAGAAGTTTTCCAATTGCTTGTTCTTCATCAATAATCTGCTGAGTCTTGCCAGTGTTCTGAATTAGAAGTTCATGAATTTCGGCATATTGTGTTTTAAGTTTTTCTAGGCTGGGCACGTGACCAAGTGATGCTTTAATAACATCACCCATTGTCTGGCGTCCACCGACCTTGTATGCATCGGACAAAGACACAGCATAACCTGCAGGGTTTGCTGAACCTGCTGCCAAGCCGTAGGCTTGAATCGCTGCAATGTTCTCTGGGTCTTTTTCTACAAGTTTGAAGATTTGAGCAGCAGCACTGTTTGACTGCTGGTTGTTTACTGCTTCGTCAATTTCACGAACAAGTACATCGGTACGACCAAAACGACTTCCAGCCTCACGGGTAAACTGACTGCGTGGAATTACCTTAAGAGCCTTGCCACCAATGTAAGTTGCTGGGTCAAAGAAGTTAAAGCCGACATCAGCAAAACCAGACCAGAATTGGGCTGAGCCAGATGTAAAGTAATCATTAACTTGTTTGGAGTCTGACCAGTTAATCTTGTCTGTACCTTGTTCACCAACAAAGTTCCAGTCACCAATTAAGCCAACTAGTGCACGACCAGGAGATACGCTTCTACGCCATTCTTCTTCGCCAGGAATTGTCTGCTTTGCAGACTCAAAGCCCTTGCTAAGTTGGTCTACAAATGATAAGTTCTGGTTCTGCTCGCGGTAATTGCTGTTAAGTTGCAAAAGCACAGCAGTTAGGCTTGGGGCGACGTAATCACGGTAAGGAATTGCTATTTTTTCAAGCAACGACACTGCAGGTTCAACAGTTTCTAGAACTTGTTGACCTTGTTTGCCCTGAAAGAATCCGCCAACCTTTTCGCCTACGAAGTCTTTGGCTTGCTCAAAGGGGTTATTAGGATTATCTACGATTGCATCAAGAGGATTAGCCATTATTCACCAATCTTCTTGTTGTCGTTTAATGTAACTAGTTCATTAATGAACTGATTGCGGTCTTCATCGCTTGCCCAGTCAATAGATGCAAAGCCAAATACAATATCTGGATGTTGTGCACCTAGGACATTAGTGAATGCCGCAATGTGGTTCACTAGACTCATTAATTATTCCTTGCTTGAGATAAAACTGACTTCCAGAAGAGTCTAAACCCTTCAGATTGCCCATCTTGGGCTGCTTTAGTATCTAATACATCTTTGTACGCTTTAATCATAGCGAAACGGTCTGGCACTTCAGGTTCTGGTGTAACACCAGGGCCTACCATGAACCCATTAGTAACTGGTGTACCTTCCCTTTGCGTTGGAGCATTGATGGGAAGTACGGGTTCTGACATACTTGCTTGTCTAACCTGTGCTGCACTAGGCCCTTGGGCCCTAGAACCTGCTAGTGGTGCACCCTGAGTTGCATCAGCAGTCTCTTTGCGGTAACCACGTTCTCCATTGGAAGGTATTTCTCGCATTGCTTGCTTAGTTCCAGCCATGCCGTCTGTCCTTTTTCCCGAACCAGGATTAGAAACTGCTGCACGCTTTTCATTTGATGGTGCGCGATATCCGCCACGTGCCACGTTACTCTCCTCGTCGTACTATCTGGATTGGTCCTCCAGAGTTAATGTCAAGTTTAATAGCAATCTTCATTGCTTCTTCGATGGTTGCCCCAGCAAGAATCGCTCCAGTCGCCCAGTTTCCACCAGTTCCGATAGAATACGTATTAGTATTCGTACGTAGAACCGAGTAATCTTCGCAAACATAAAACAACTTATTCTGTAGTCCAACAATGAAGACTGCGCCCTCATCATCTTTTAATGTATATCCAGTTTCTTCATGCGCCTTGCGCATTGAAGGTACAAACTTAGATACCATGAACTTGTATAAGTCCGTGCCATCATAAACTGGTGGTTCCCACCCGTAGGTGATTATGTCGCAGTAGCGACTAACGCCAGCACCCGCAATAACGTAATCACCGATTTCAGTAATCTTCTTTACGTCTTTATGGATGTAGGCTCTTTCACCTTCGGTGGTCTGACCATCTGCCGCAAGCGTAAAACCTTTTCGGTGCTGTATGCCTACGATAGTTGTCATGTTATCCGCCCATTGCTGCTAGCATTGTTGCTATATCAGGAGGTGGCTGTTGAGCCTGTGGTGGTCCTGCTGGTTCTTCAGTTGCTGGTCCAGGTGGAGCCTGCTCTGGTGGAACACCGCCACCCATTGCCGCAAGCATCTGCTCAGGTGGCATAGGTGGTTCTGGCATTTCCATTTCTTGTTCAGGTTCTTCTGGAGCAAACGATTCAAGAACAGCATCTTCAATGTCTTTACCACGACGACGTAGTTCAATGACCCTAGCCATCTTGTTGATGATGTCAGATGGGTCTTGTCCCTGTGCTGCCATGTTTGGAATTGCTTGTGCTGTTGCTGCCAATGAGCCAGCGAGAGAATCTCGCATGCGCTCTACGTCAATCTTTTCCTGCTCAGCAGAAACATTCATTGACCAAGGCAGTTCGCGCATTACAAAGTCACGGGAAGCCAAGTTAGCCTGTAGTGCTTGTAGTGCAAAGATTAGTGCACGGTTAGGGTCAAGTCCAGCCATAAGGCCATAACGTGCCTGTACCGTGTAATCGCCATTGATATCCTTTAGGGAATCGTATGAGATTTCGTATGGTGTTCCAGTTTGTGAGCCTGTAATCTTCTTTAGGCCACCAAAAAGGCGTTCGTCCATTTCGAAGCAAAGGCCGATAACATCTTCAAACAGTTCCTGAAGGACCTGCTGACCAGCCTTAACCTGCGTATCGAAACCACCGAGAAGGGCTTGCACTCCAGAGCCAGTAATGATGCTAGCATCAATCTGTCCGGAACGGCCTTCAGGGTATCGCGCACCCATGCGCATTTCGGACTCTAGTACTGCTTGCTCCTGGAATGCACCAGAAGGTAGTTCTAGTCCTACTCGTCGGATACCTTGTGGGTTGGACGAACGTAAAATTGCGTCTGGTCCAAAGGCGAACTCTTGTACGTCCTGAGGAACAGCAAACGGAGCATTAACTGATTTCTCCGCAGCGTCCATGGCGAGCCATGCGAAGCGTGCGCGAGCAAGTTGCGGGAAGATAACATCATCAAACTGTCCACGTGGGTCATCAGGGTCAATCCCTGGTCGGCGCGCGATGCGCACAGTAACCGTACCCATAGGATTCGCTGCCTTCTTAAGGGCAAGGTTATCCTTTTCAGGTAGGAAAAGTAAGATTTGGTCGCGGTCTTCGTAACGAACTAATTCCAACTGCTGGTTCATGTTCGTATTTTCACGGCCCTGGCGACCAATTATTTGCGATTCGTATTCTGGGAACTCAACAATAAGTTCACGAATACTTTTTATGTATCGCTTAGTGTATGACACAATTCGTCCGTGGCGGTCAAACTCTGGGTAAGCACCTAGTGGGTTTTCCACACGAATACGTGGCATAAAAGTTTCAAAGTCTGGTTCTACCACAATCGGCAAGAAGCCGTAGGTTAGATACCAGTCTGCACCGTAGTACATTTGGCTCTGTAGTTTTGAAGACTGAACATAGTGGTTTGCTATGATTGTTTTAGTGTCAGCCTTTTTCTTTGCTCGTTCGTTGTTAGACTTAACGGTTGAGCAGTTAAAGGAAGGTAGTGGGGCAAGAACCTCAGAGATGTCACGTGCAGCAACGTCGATGAAGTTAGCAATCATTGACTGGGACATTCCCTCTGGGAACATCTCTGGTGCAATGTTAGATAGGTTGCCACGACGTACATCTAGGACATCGGCCATACGCTGGTCGCGATAGGAGTAGCGTTGTTTTAACGCCTCAACCTTATCAGAGACTTGTTGTACTGAAAGCATGAATATCCTTTTACATGTATATGACGTGTTGCTCGGCGAGCATCTCATCAAGATTTACTACACCACGCGTGGCTGCTTGCCTTTGCGTGATGAATCTGTTGTGGTTGAAATACGAAGTATTACTACCCTGACGCACAATTTCTTGTGCTTTAATCTCACAGAACCATAGAGCCATAACAAGGTCGGTAGGACCTTTGGTATCTGCTGACCAAGTAATTAACTGGTTAACAAGTGCCTTGGTATGCTCGTTGATGTTATCTGGGAGTTCAAGCAGGTTGTCTTCTTGGAACTTTCCGTCTCGGATGGTTCCCATGAGGTTTGAAATAGCGGCAACGCCGAATCCGACATCCCACTTATTCTTACCAGTAAACTGTTCGGAGAGTCTTGTCCCACGGCTAGCGAGCCAATTTCGTAATTCTTCATCAAGTGAGAAGGCTTTCTGGAAAGCATTGATTTCAATGCGTAACTCCATAGGACGGTAACGTTCGACGAAGTCCTCAATCAAGGACCTAATCTTACGTGGGGTTGGGTCTGACATGTTGTAGCAGTCAAGCACCATTCGGTGGCCAGTCTCGCGCTCCACAGCATAAACAACTGCGGCGGTCTTTCCTGACATAGCAGGGTCAAGACCCATAATGGTTACCCAGTTACCACCTGAAGGGTGGCCTGGGGCATTCTTGTTAAGCGGGCCTGGTTTGCGCATACGGTTAATACAACCGTTAACTATCATTGGGGGGAATACTGCGTCTTCTTCAACGTCTTGCTGTTGGTAAACCAAAGCCCATGTTGAGGCGGACACTTCACCACGTCTGCGATAAAGTT